ATGGGCCAAATCCCGGAATCGCCCGCCGCTGGTCCGGCTTGCCCTAAAATGACGGGGATGCACACCGGCCGGACACTGATCGATGCTTCCACCACCGCCCTCGTGATCGTCGACTTGCAGGAAAAGCTCCTTCCCGCTATTCAGAACGCCCCAACGGCTGTCGCGAACGTCAAGAACCTGCTGCGTCTGGCTCAGGCGCTCGGCCTCAAGACGCTGGTGACCACGCAGTATCGCCAAGGCTTGGGAGACACGATTCCCGAGATTGCCGGCCTGCTCGGCGCAACGCCTCTCGACAAGGTCTGTTTCGGGTGTATGAATGATGAGGCCTTTCGCCGGGAGCTGGCAAGCGCTCTGCCGGCCGGAGGCACCGTCCTGCTGGCGGGCGTCGAGACCCACATTTGCGTCATGCAAACCGCTCTTGGCGCGCTTGAGGCGGGCTATGGGGTCCACGTCGTGAGCGACGCGACGGGATCCCGCGCGTCCGCTAACGCCGATCTCGGAATCCAGAGAATGCGGGACGCCGGCGCCGTGGTCTCTTCCACGGAAATGGCGATCTATGAGCTGCTGCGGGACAGCCGGCGGCCCGAGTTCAAGCAAATGCTGCCGTACATGAAATAGGGGAAGTTTCTGTTGCCGCGCGCCGGGCGATCAATCCAGAAACGTGACCTTGAGCAGCCGGAACCGTACTGGCTGTTGCTTGGGAACCTTGATGAGCAAGTAGTTTCGCTTGGTGGTATTGACTTCGCCGGTCATCAGCTCCGCTGCATAAAACTCGTTGACTCTTACCCGGATCTCCGGCTCCTCCGCGGCAAGCGAAGCCTCGAGGATGGCATGGTGCATGGGAAGCAGCAGTTGGATGCGGCCCCCCTTGTGATCCACGGAGATGACCTTCACGTGGAGTGCTGCAAGAGCCGCCGGCAAAGACAGAACCAGCCACAGCAACCCGAGAAGCTTGCCGCCCACGGACCCTCCAAAGATGGGTACACCGCCTCAACGGTTCCGTACACGCCGTCGCGTCTCAACGGCCCGCGATGAAACGGCTGCGCCGTACGCCTTCGAGCAGAGGAAGTGGATAGCCCACCATCGAAAATTGATCGAACGCCCACAGCACGATCGATTCGATGCTCTCGGCCCGCGCCAGACGCCGCTCCCATTCCCAGGGCTGTGGGCTTTCCCGGGATACTCCGATCAAATGAGCCGCCTTCGAGCGGGGAAAGCCCTTCGAGAGAGGCAGACGAATCGACGTCAGGGCTTTGTTGAGATTGGCGGCTCCTGTGTGTTCGAAATTCTCCGTTTTGAGAGAGTCGAAGTTTGCATTGGTCCAATCGCTCTCCGGAAAATTAACGACCCTGGTGAGCGCGTGGTCGTTCGTATCGTGGGGATACAGAACCTCAAAGCGTGCCGTGGGATGACTGGCTCTCACAAAGCTTCGGATCGAAGCCGTGAAGTTGCCGATCAGTCCAGGCAGAAACTCAGCCTCTTCCGGGTAATCCTCGATCGAATCCTCGTTGCTGAGGAAGGTATGCAGCGCCCGGCTGTACTGCGCCTCGAACTCGGCTTTCGTGAAATCGTCATAGAAGGTCATACCCGACGTCCCGGGGAAAAACCACCACTGCACCTCACCGAATTGCAGGTAGGGTGTAAACCCTGCTTCGGCCTGCAAGTCAGCCAGCTCAAGGTACGCTTGCTTCCAGAAATCGAGGCTCGTGGGAGAGAAGTTGGTCTGAACGGCCGGCGTGTTCAGCACCACCGCGTCCCCATTCGGATAGCGTTGCGCCAGACCGGCAGCCGGCGAACGATCCCCATGGGACAACTCCATGCTGAGCGCCGCTGTTGCGTCGATCCCGTACCCCTCGAGTGCCGCGAAATACGAGCGGTGCCAATCGCGCGCCGCGCGGTTGAGACGAGGCAGAGCCGAAGTGTCCGTCAGCCACGGGCCGTCGTGGCCGCCGCTCAGGAACTCCCCGCTCACGTCGGGCTGTGGCGAACCGATCGATCGCGAAGCGGCCAAGGCAATGCTGTCGCCCTCCAAACCCAGAAGGCGCGAATGAATTGTCAGCACATTCCCCGACGAAGAAGCCCATACGCCGGTGGAGCCGTTGTTGATGATGAATTCGAACGCCTTGGCGACAATTTCGTTGGTATTGGCGGTCAGCGTTACCCGGCTCAAAACGGTTTCGCCGATCGTCACCTCGACAATCTCCCCGAATTCCGGCGTCCCCTCGAACGTCACCGTCCCCTCGGCGTATACGTTTTCCGGATTCGTCAGCTCATAAAACAAGATCGCGCCGGCGTAGTGATTTGCGCGGCCCTTGAAGCCCAGCATGTGGAGGTTCCAGGCAACCCGTTCGGGCGCGAGCACGAGTGAATGGTCGGTGTCCCAGTCGGTGGCGAGGGTTTCGCTAGACCGAATCGGTTGTGGATCAACGGCCGCCGCTTCGATCGCTTCCTCGATGTAATCGACGTAGAAGAAGGCTCCCTCGGAAAGGGGGTTCTGCCCCGTCAGCGTGGCGGTAACGGCATGCGTCCCTGGCTCGAACACTCCCAGATCCAGGCGCGCTACAAAATCCTCCCCCAGGCGATATAGATCGAACTCCAACGCCGGTTCCTCGTCAACGACAACCGAGATAATGCCGGAGTCCCTCGTATACCGGCTTCCTAGGAACAGATGGTGTGAAACCTGCGAGGTATAAGTGAGCGATGCGCTGTCGCCGCCCTCGTCAGTGGAATGAATCGTGCCGTCGGAAAAGAAACTGCCCCAGTCCATCGTCCATGATCCCGTGAAGTCGATGGCCGTGCGGTCTTCAAATCGCCGGCTCCGTGGGCTCGCCACCGAGTAGGAGCGATGCGTTCCGCCCACCGTCCAATCAGAAACCTCGACGTCAAATTCAACTCGTTCAAAATCTCCGGGCTGCAACGCCGCGGCATACGTCCAGCGCATCTTGCGAACGTCGTCCGTGGGCACCGTCGCGCCGAACTTGTCCTGCAGGTCGCCGAAATCAAGGTCCACCTGCCACTGCGTCGGCGATGCCCCTCCACTCATCGTTTGGAATGGCGGGTCCCAGATCTCCGTTTGCGCCGCGCTCACGGTGCCGATGATTCCGAGCCAGTTGCTCTCAACGCCAGGAATCTTGTGCGTCAGGGTGATGGCACCCGCCTCTTCGGAATACTCCGCCGTGACGAGTTCAGCTCCCTCGTTGATCCAGTACGTCAGATCGGCGAGGACGCTCGCCACAGTGTCGCTGCCGGTGACGACGTGATTGAAATGCTCGTGCAGCCACGACAACTCGATCAGGTCGCCCGCGGTCAACGTTCCCGTCAAGACAAATGTCGCCTGGGCCGCCACAGCCTCCCCTTCGACCGGGGTGGCGTGGTCCTTGAGACGCACGTAGTAGATCTGCTCCTCCCCGCTGGCATTCTCGGCCCAGATCCGCAAATCGGGCCAGTCGACCGTGGCGACAAGCTTGGAATCCATCAAGATGCAGTTTGTGCGCCGCTCGCGATAACTCAAAGTCAGACCGCTTAAGTCGCCGTCGGGCAAATAGCGCAGCAGCGGATGCTCATAGACGTTGTCGCGAATCCACTCCACCACGGCCCAGTCGAACTGCTGCCGCCAACTTCCTGTCACCTTGAAACCACCCGGGCCCGTCTCGCTGAATGCGGCAATGGCGGACGGCCGGAAGAAGAAGCACTGCAGGTCGCGGTGCGGGCTGAGCTTGAGGAGAGTTTCAGACACGAATGGTCACAGTCAGATCGCGGCCGGGATAGGTCGTTCCGACCGCCAGAATGTCGAGCGTAAGGTTCGCCAGTGCCTGCAGGGCCGGCAAGCTTGCCCCGTTCACTGGCGTGCTTGCGGTCTGCCCGGCGGCAATCGAAAGTGTCGTCACTTCATTCCCGTCCTGGTTGATCCGAAGTTGCAGAGCAGCGCCACCGGGCCCCTCCTTCACGAACGCGTAGACGTCACGAATGGAAAGTGTCTGCTGGACAGAGACCACGGGTACCGCATCATCCACCACGCCCAGTAACCCCTCCACCTGGAAATTGAACTGGCCTCCGTGCATCGTGCGGAGACCTCCGTCCGGCAGCAACGCGTAGCTGTTCGCACCCGGAGGACTCTGGCCGAACGCGTTCGTCAGCCACAACTCGGCGCACACCAGGCGCACACTCGGCAGCGGCTCGCTGTGCGCCCACCCGCCGCTTGCCAGTGTCCCAAAGAAGGACCGCTGAAACGGGACGATCACTGACCGCAGGTTCAGCTGCCGCACGGGTATTCCGTTGGCGTGCGACGCCGCACTGCTGCCGCATTGGCCGCGGGCTACCTCGTACTGCGTGCCCGCCCCTTGCACGTCGGTCACGCGCAGCACCTCGCTTTCGATCTGGACCAGGTCGCCTGGTTGCGCTGGCCCCGCCGCACTCAATGCAAGCGCCGTATCGGTTTCAGAAATCGCCGAGACAAGCGATATCGTGCCCGGCGCGGCCAGTTCATCGCAAAACCATAGTTGAAACGTACCCGTGGAAATGGTCTGTGTATTCTCCAGAACCGGGAAGCCAATGGATGCGAGGACGAGTGTTCCATCGCCCGGTGCCGCCACGGCAAACGAAGGCTCCGGCGGCACTCCCAGATCCGCGACACCGAGCCCTCCGCCTCCAATACGCCAGCGCGTTACGATCGCCAGACCTTCGAGCGACTCGACATTGTGCGCGTTCGCCGACCGGCCGCTGATCTGCGCCACCTTGTCCTGTCGGTTGGGGACCTGGAAGCGAGCTGGGCTCGTACGCGCCCTTCCGCCGAAATGCCATGTATTGTCGGAAACAACGAAGATAGAGCTTTCGTCCGGCTCGACCTCCCAGCGCGTGCTCACAAAGAGAGTGGTCGCAGTGTTGGCCGTGACGGCGCGCTCTTGTCCGGCGCCCTTGCCGCGAATCAGCCGCGCAACATGCCCTACATAGGCATCCGCCGGCATGTTCAGCACGGTGCTTCCCACTGACGTGCTATCAAATATCGAGGCGAACTGCTCTTCCGTATCTTCGAGGCGCCAATAGAAATTCGCGTGGTCGTAGTGGGGGTCCGGCGCGCCGTTCATTTCCGCCGGCAGCCCCGTATCGATAAACGTCGCGGCAACGGCCTGGCCGGCGGCAATCCGAAACAGCCGCGTCGGCAACGACCCGCGGTAAACGCTGAATGTCGCTGTGCCCGAACTGAAGCTGAGTCCAGTGAGCTGCACGCGATTGGTCGCCGCGCCGGCGGGGATCTTGGCGCGGATCACAAACGATGGATTGCTCTCGCGTCCATCGGCGTCCTTAGCCGTGATCGCGTAGTAAAGGTTTTGGTCCCCTTGCAGCGTTCCCCCAGTCGAAAAGATGGCTGGTTGGAGGTTCACAATCGGAATGCCCGCCACCAGTGACTGGCCTGCTTGCGGCGGATGGAAACCGACCTCCACCTCCGTCAAGATCGAGCCGTCCGTCCCCGCAATCTGATATTCCGTGATGCTGAAGCGCTCGTTGCCGAACTCATCCACTCCGTCGCCGTAGAGCGGATCAGGCACTCCCGGCTCCGATTCAGGCTGCCGCCGCGTTTCGGGAATCAACGACAGTTGGCCGTTGGTGTCCTGATACCAGGCGTCATCATGGATCTGCGCCGTGATGCGGACGGAACGATAGTTCGTCGATGGTTCCAGCTTGAGAATGCGAAACGGCTGGCTGAGCAACCCCTCCTTGGCGTAGGTGACGGTAATCAGGTCACCCACACGCTGTCCAAGAGCCTTCACCCCCGTCTCAAACTCGATGAAGCGGTTGCCGTGAATGGATTTATCGAGAAAGAACTTCAGCAACCGCGCCGCCTGGTCAAACGTGGGCAACCCGTCCGCCACCAGCCGTCCGGTGATCTCCTGCCCGATGCGCGCCACGTCCTCGGCGTCCACCAGTGCCAGACTGTCCTGTTGGTATTCATTGAAGCGATCGGCGAACTCGATGGCAAAACGGTTGGGCGTGTCCGCCGTGGGCCGCTGCCACAGGTGCACGGAAGCGGAGTTGTCGGCCCTGCGAAGAATTCCCGATGGCCTGACCCCGTCGGTACCGTCGCTATAGACATAGGCCGGCCAACCGCCGTTCACCGTCGTCGGCGCGTTCGAACCCAACGGTTTGCTCGGTTGCTGTAGGGCGAGTGAATTCTCTACCTGCACGGCGAGCTTACCATCTGTCCGGTAGGTGAGCCGCAGGCGGGCATTGTTTCGAATGCCTCGAATCACATCAGCCGCGGTTCTCCGCGAGCGCAGCACCAAGTTGCACTGGAAACGCTTTGCGGAGATCGGATTCCCCTGGTTGTCCGTCGCGGCAATCGTCTGATCGCAAAATGCCGCGGCGGCGGCGAAACTGGGCAAATCGATTTCGCTTAGCAGCCAGCCGCTGCGCCGCAGAACGTCAAGCAGGATCCAAACAGGATTATTGGAAAACTGTGCGCCGATCGAACCGCCGCCTGCGTCGAACCGCTCGAGTTCCAGCCCCTCTACGAGCACCTTCACACGAGGCAAGACCTTGCCATCATTGATCTGATTCGGCACCACGACCGACAGGCAGGCCATGCTCCCATAAGGGTCGCCTTGCGGCGTCCCGTCTGCACTGACAAAATTCAGATTGAATCCGCCGCTGCGCCCCCCATCGGCGAAAAGGTTCCACCAGCCGCTGCGGGTCATGTCCTGGCCTGTAACACCCTCTGGTATCGGAATGTTATTGACCAGCACGGTCAGCAGTTGATGGACCTTTCCGTGGCCGAGCAGCACTTCCATGCGCGTCAGGTTGCCGTCATTACGCGCAAAAACCACCGGCGGCTCAATCCACGACGTGCCGTAGATCAGCGGAACGAAGTCGTTGTAGCGCGCTTCGTTGGCGACGGTTGCCGAGTCGTGCGAGTCGCGCTCTCCATGGCTGCGCACGCGAACCGTCGCCGGCACGAACTCAATGCCGCCAAACCGGCGCGTCACGTTGCTGCCTTCGTCGAGGGCGAACATACCCCGGGCTGTGCAGTCTGCGCGGGTAAAGTTGCAGTTCGTGAAGGGGGAACCTCCGCTGAGACTCCCTACGCCGCCTGGCTGATCGGCAGAGTATCCGCACCGGAAGAAGCTCGAGTACGCGCCTTCGCTGCCGCCGGAAACGGCCTCCTGCCGCTCTTCTGCATTAGAGGGAAACGTCCATGGGCAACGCCGCTGAATCCGCACGGATGGCAGCAGCACACGCTGCATGTTCATGCGGTTGACGGCTGAAAGGCGGAATGCCGTCTCGGTGATCTCTTCCGGTGGGTTCAGAATTCCCTCGAACACAACGACCGATTCGCTGGCCGGCTCGTTTTCCGCCAGGTCGTGGAAGAGAAATGTCGCTTTGAGTTTTCCGCCCTTGAAGCCGGTGGCGGACTCCACCTGCGAGAAGAAGGAGTCCGCGTTCGCGAGGGTGAGGGTTATCTTGGGAATGGCATCGATGCCATAGTCGCCGGCGGTTTGAATCTCGAAGAGGTTGTGGCGAAGCACGCGCGCGCTGTAGGTCTCCGCGCCGGCCTTGACGCCGTGAGTGCACCAGTGATGGTCCGACCCGTCGGCTAGAACCACGTCAAACAGCAGCAAGGGCGTTTGAGTGACGGCCTGCTCCTTCAGGTTTGCGACGGTATCCATGAGATGCGAATCACCCCGGAATGTTGGTCAACGCCTGTCACCCGGTCCGCGAGCACATCCATGCCAAATCTCGCGTTGGGATAGACGCCCGCCTGCTTCAGTGTCCTCTTGTAAAGAGAGGGGGACGGCTGAGCCTCCAATTGAGGCCCGTAGATGTCGATGCTTGCCGCCGCCGGCGCCACAATGCTGTACTCCGTCAATTCCGATAGGCTCGACAGGTGGCTGCCCGCGGAATAGCGCTTCCAAACGTTGCTGCCATCGAACGGCGTCTCCACAAGGAGCCCGCCTGTGTCGCTCACACGCAGTTTTGCTCCCGCGCTCGCCGTGCGAGCCCAAACGCTGCCGCTGTAGTGGAATGCGGCGGGGATATTGAGTGTCTGCCGCACAAACCCGGCCGAGCCGCCGCCCGTCAAACGCGTCGCCGCCGAGCCTCCAGTGGGATCGGCCTGGCCTCCCAGAACGCTCAGGCCGGCGCTCTTCGTCCACACCGCGTTGCCGAGTTGCTCCGACCAGGAAAGGAGATTTGCACCGGGCTCCAGGAATAGAAACTCCCGCAACCGCCCTTCGACCGCGGTAAATAGGTTGGCGATGCTCTCCCACTCCGCATTGCTCAAGCCGTTAAAGGAGATCTCCCAAACCCGTTCGTGAAAGTCGACATCCGCCGTGCGGATATCTGTACCGTCCGCGCTGCGATTCGCCAGCGTCCGCTGCCTCATCTCTCGCTGAAACGGAAATTGGGCGACCGCGCCGCTGCTCAACTGCGGGAAGACGGTCATGATGATGCAGGTTCGACGATCGTAAGCTGCGTGCTGCTGTCCCACTCCGCCTCGACAGACACGGAGAGAACATCCTGCTCGAACCGGCAGTCGTTGACCAAGTTGCCGGTCCACGGGTCTTCAAATACAAATGCCCCGTAGCTGCCCTGCTGTTCGGCGAAGAACTCCGCCACCTGGGCGGCCTCACCCTCATCCAGGCTCGATAGGTCGATCGTCCAGCGCTTTCGATGGGCCGGCAAGTCGCGGTATCGTTGCTCGGAATTATCGAGGTAGCGTTGCACCCCGGTCGCAAAGTGAAGCTCGCGAACAGCTGGATACTGCGCGATCGCCCCCGAACGCAGTCTCGGAAAAACACTCATCCCCGCAACCTCTCTACGGCCCCGTGGCGCTCATACCACCCACCTTCTGCGGAAACGTCCTTCCGCCCCGTCGGTGGCGCACGCATCCCGGCGTGCCCTGCCCGCATATCAGCGGCGCCGGCCTGTCGCAGTCTCTTATTCAATCGCCCGGAACACAGGCGTCAGCACGCGCTCCGCCGCCTGATTAACACCTGACCCGTTCAACTGCGACTTCACTTTCAAATGCGCTACGCCGACAAATTTCGAAAAGTCCAACGGGACATACTGTCCCGCCCCCGCCTGCACCGACAGCAGGCCGCCAAACTCAAATACATCCGAGAAATTCACGCCGTCCTGGCTCGCGCGGAACGATAGATCCGCGCTCGTCCAACTCGCGGGCATGTAAATCCCTACGATCGTCTCGCTCACGAGTTTCAGAGCGCTCGATTCACTGGCTCCCGAGGCGATCAACACTCGGCCTGCTTTGGGTGTCATCAGCTCTACTCCTTCCCTGTCTCCAACTCTGGTGTCCAGACGTGCGGCGGAACCCAAGGATGCTTTTTGTCAGGCAGAATTCCACGGCTCGCGAGCGCAATCTGAAAGTGGGCGACGGTACCGTGAGTCCAGTTCAATGCCGTCCAGATCGACACGTCATAGTCCTTGATCTCCGACTCGACAAACCGGGCCATCCAGTTGTATCGGCCTTCGTAGTACTTTGGCTTGCCCAGGCCCCAAGCCCGGAAAACTTGCTCCGCTTCAGCGAGTTGCTCGGAAGTCGCCCATTCCGGAAGGCCGGCGCGCTTGAAGTGGCGCAGATCCTGCTCCCACTGAACGACGGCGGTGCGATACCCCTGGTGGGCGTTCGGTGTGCCCCTAAATTGCGCCATCGTGGGCCGCGCACCGAAGATCTCCTGAAAACCTTCCGGCAGTGCCGGCAGCTGACGAATCTTTTCCTCCAGCAGCCAGGGCTCGCGCCCCGTGAACGGATTCACGAGCCACCACTCAGCCCCGTACTCGGGAGGCGCCTGCCGGTAGGGCCCCGACGGCCAACGCCAATCGTCCGGCACGTCCTTGAAACGAGGCCTTGCTGCCGCCTTGCTCAAATCCCCCGCCATTTCGTCCCTCTGTGTAGACGGACCTCCGCGTCCGCCCGAGTCTCGTTTGTGGTTCCGCCTTGTGGCGCATGCATTCTTGCGCCCTGTGCCGGCATTCCTGACGGCATCTCCCTCTCTTACCCTAAATCTCCCCCACCACGTCGTTCAGCGGATGCATGTGAATCATCGCCTCACGCACTGCTCTGGCTATGTCATTGGACCGGTCCATGAACGACTGCGAATCCATCGCATTCACGTTCACCACCACTTGTGCCGGAGCGGCGCTCATCGCCGGACGCAGGCTGCGAATTTCCCCTCGCTGTCCTCGATCGATTTGTGGAAATCCCGCGAGAATATTTCTCGGGTTGGCTGCTTCGATCGAAACGCTGCCAGGCAGAGCAAAAGGTGTAAGCTCTTCCGGCTCCTGCCGGTCCCGGCGGAACAATCCGGCGACGCGAAGACCCAGCGAGGCGATCCCGAATCCGCTCCGCAGGAATCCCCCCACTCCGCCACCTCCGTTTCCTCCACCGGCGAACCCGGATAACAGGCCCAGCAGGCCGCCCGTTAGATCATGCGTGCTCCTTTCAAGCGCCTTCGTGTTGCCCGCCAGAGTGACGCCCAGCTCCTGCAACGCCCGTGTGGTCGCGCTCAAAGCCCCTGTCGTGGGACGGCCGGAACCTTCACCGCCATCCAGCGTCTCGCCGTGCCGCTCCGTCGCCGTTGGCGCCCGAGAAACGATCCGCCCGGCGCTCAATTCCTCGCGCCTCTGTGCTCCTTCGGCGACGGGTCGTAGCAACCGCCTGAAATCGGATCCACTGGTGCTCGCACGTAGTTCGCGCGTTAGCGTCTGCAACGCTCGCGATGTTTCCCGCTGTGCATCGGCAAGGTCACGAAAATCGCGGTTAGGCATGTTCGCCTTTCTCCGTCTCCTGCAGTTCGCTCGACAGCACCACGAACGCGTCCACTCGTCTCGCCGACCACTCGAGCAAGTTCCCGCCGCCGGAAACAAGCAAATGCGCGCAGAAATCTTCCAACCAGGCGGCGCTCTCACCGGTGACATAGCTGACCGGGCATTCGCTCAGCGTCAGCCGGCGCCCATCATTTCGAGCGATCGGGCTCACCCACACCGCGGCGGGCTTGTCATCGCGATCACGAGCCAGCCAGCCGCAACGGCGTCTCTTCTCCAGGCCTAAGCGGCGGCATTCGTCGCATTTCCAACGGGCCTGGCCCCCTCGCCGAAGATGGAATGCGACTCGCAGTTTTTTCTTTCTTCCTCGCTTAGCCCGGCCTCGCGCCGGACATGCTCGAGAATTTCAGTCACCAAATCTTCTGGTCCGGCATCGAGAAGCGTTTCGGGTGACGCCGGTTTGCCGTCAATTTCGATCCCTTCTACGGCCGCGAGGCCCCAACGCACATAGGCGCGGTCGATTTCGCTCGCCACGAGAGCCGCCTCCGTCTGGTCCGCGACGCTTCCTTCCTTCGCTGCCAGGAAATCAAGCTGCTGCAACAGCTGCTTGACCTGCCGTGTCAGCTCGAGCCTCCGCCCGAACGACATGCGTCGCACGGTCAAACGAACGCCAGGAGCGGCCCTTGACTCCACCGTCACTGTGCTTGCGTAGTCCATGGGTTATCCAAAAGCGACCGCTACATCGTCGTTGTTCGACCCCTGCGCGCGCGAGTTTCCGAAATCCCACCGCAAAATGCGCTCACCGTCGCTAAACTCGGGCACGCGCGGCACTACTTTCGGCATATACACGCCCATCAACTGTCCGCCCGCCTGGCCTAGTTGAAACATCACCGCGACCGGCGTCTCCGATCGCGCTGCCGCATACAGCCCGCGCGTCGCCGCGTCGTCCACTTCGTAAAGCTCGAAGTTGGCGGTGACTCGGCGCGTCCCTGCAGTCACGCATTGCGGTGTCTGCGTGCCGAATTCGCGGCTTCGCAGGTCGACGTCGTTATCCACTTCGACGAACGCGCTTGTCACCGTCAGAAACTTATTTGCCGGTGTTCCCAGCCAGGCTTGGCCGAGGTTGCCCGGAATGGGCAGGCCCGTGTTGCCCGAAACAGTCGGCTCCACGGGAAATGAGCTCAAGCCGCCCTGTCCGGGGCTGAACGAGACGGTATCGAGGATGTCCTGCGCCTCTCCGCTGAATTCCAGCTCGTGATAGTCTGCGTTTACTCTCACCTGCAGCCGGTTGCACGAACCACCTGCCAGAATCCGGTCAACGGCGCCCACCGGATCCCAATAGTCGAATATCGAGACGCTGGGCAGCGCGTCGGCGGGGAAGTACGTCACGGCCCCCGTCAGCGCCTGCCCCAAAGTCGGCGCTGCGGCAAAAGGTGCGTTCACCTGCACCGCCGTTCCACTCACAACGGCATCCACAAAGCGCAGTTCCCCGTTGAAGCCGAAGGCCTGCCCCTTTACGAGGCCATGGCTGCTGCTGAAAACAATCTGTGACATACCGGATCCTGATCCCGCCGTTCTTCCTGTAAAGACCGCGGGACTGGCCCCCAGCGCGGCTTGCACGAGTGGCCCCATCGCGGGGGGCGAACTCGGCGTCACATTCGACACCAGGTACGTCTGCAAACTGAACTCCGTGCGCTTTCTTGACCCCGGTGAGACGCCGGCATAGGTTCGTCCACCGATCTTGTCTCTGCGTGCGCGCGTCTCGACTTCTTGCCGCGCCCGCAGTCGAATCGCTGGTATCCGCTTGCTCGCCGAAATCGCCGGAACCGTCCCATAGTTCGGCTCCGACTCCACGTAGAAGCGATTCTGCGTGGACAGTACACATTCCGCCATAGTTTTGTCCTTCTTGTCGGCGTTAGGCGTTCAGCTTCCCTGAGCGTCGTCGAGGCAAGCCTCGGTGCCTTACCGGCGTGTCTCACCGGCATAGCGTACAAAAACGCCTCCGCGAAACCACGCCGCCGGCACTTCCGTTCCAGCTCATTCGTGCGCCTGCAGTTCCACCTCGACCCTTGCCGTCTGCAGAAAGTTGCGCCCTCCGAGTTTGATTTCCCGGAACTGCACGCTATGCGCCCCGCCGTACGCGACGTTGTCGGTCCACTCCCCGGGATGCGAGCTCAACACTGTCTGCACGGCCTCGGCATACCGCGTCAGCTGCTGATCCAATCCAGCTAGTTGTTCCTGGCTGACGCGAATATCGGCCACGAGAAACAACGGCCCGGAAAACCTAGCGAACTTCTCGATCTGCTGGTTATCCATCCGGTCGCCATACAAATAGATCGCCGGGTACACCACTGCCAGATTCTCATCCGCCAGGTCTGCGGGCACATTCTGAATCACGACGGTTTGCTCACTGAGAGCCGCCAGATGCACGCTGTCTCGAGACCCGATCGCCGCCAGCGCGGCGTTGACACCGTCACCAGCCAGCAAGAATGCTCTCAGTTGCTCCAGCGCTCCCAGACAAAGATTCGCCACAGCTTTCCACCTTCTCGCGCCTCACCCGTTCTCGTTTCTCACTTCTTGGTGTCCTCAACCCCGCTGCAGAAATCGTGGCACCGTCTTGAACAAGTCGGGCGCCTGTCCTTCTCCAGGCGGTTCCCCGGCAACCAATCCGGACTCCGGCTCCACCCAGGCCGAATCAACCGCCAGTGCCGGTCCGTTCTGCTTGCTTATGTCCCCGCTCGACCCTCCCACGTACACATTCCACCCCGTCACACCCTCGGGTGAGACCGGCGGCGTCACGCGCAATGCGTTTTCCGCGGGTACTTGCGCCGCTTGTTCCACGCTCCCCACCCCTTCGGTTCCGTCGGTGCCGATCCATGTCATTCGCACGAATCGGGCTCCGGCTCCTAGCGTTGACGGTGTCCAATCAATCACCGCCGCGTCAGGCCTTGGAATCGGCCGCGCGCTCAAGCCGATACCCGTCTGAAAAAGCAGGTCGCGCGCCCAATTCGCCAGCTCCTTGTATTCCTTCCACTTCGGCAGATATTTGTCGTTCAGCTTGCGGTTGTAGGCGTCGCGATACACAATCGCGAGCGTTTGGAAGGTATGCAGCAGTTTCAAAGGTGGCGTCACGACCACTTGGCTCAGTGCGAATCGGGCCGGATTCCCCTCGCCTCCCGTTGACTGCCAACCAGACCCGTTGGCCAGATAGACATTGCCTGGCCCGCGCGAAGCGGCTTCCAGTTGCGCGCCGATTTCCGTATGCGCCAGCCGTAGCTTTGTCCCTAAGTCAATCCCCTCGGCGGCCGACACGTCAGGCAGGTTCGCCTCATACGCCACAAGGTCGGCCACATCGGAAACGAATTGGTCCGTAAAAAGAGCCATGGCTCATTCCTTGTTCTTGCCGCTCCCTCGCGCCGAGCGCTGTAAGCCCTGTAGATCGGCCTCCGACAGAATCGTAAATTGGATCTGCGAGGCCTGTCGCCTCTGCTCCTCGGCCTGCCGTGCTTCTTCCACGTTCTGGCGGAACTGGCGCGCTTCTTCCGCGCCTGCCATCTCGGCGGAGCCGTCGATCACCATGCGCGCTGCAACCGCTCGCGGCACCTCCGTGAGCTTGCCGCTCCGGCCTCCGTCTTCGAGAGCCACGCTCCTCACAATCGGGAAATCCTCGGTGATCGTTGCCTCGAGTTCCCGAATCTTCCGGTAGTAGCCTCGCAAATCCATAAGTGCCTTCAATCCTCGCGTGGCGGACGATCGCGTCCGCCCACGCACGTTTTGTCCTGTCTGCAGGGCGTGGCGTGCTACGCCAAATCTCTGCTGCCCTGCAAACCAACACCTCGTGGCGCGCGCATTCCTGTGCGCCGTGCCGGCACTCTGGCCGGCATCTCCCGGCCTCGCGGGGCGGACCGCCGCGTCCGCCCCAACCAGACACTTCTTACGACTCCACCTGCACCCCGAACGGATTCCGGATCACCGCCTTGCCGTAGAGCACGTCCACCGTGAACTGCTGCGCCAGCGTGTCCGGCTGATAACTCATGACCACCCGCATCCCGAAATTCCCCAACTCGGCATATTCGGCGATTGCGCCCGTGCCCGGCAGTGGCTGCGGCAGCCTGCGGATGACCAGCCCAATCGCGTCGCGCGCGAAAGCCAGGTTGTGCGTTGTCACCGGCGAGCTGCCGGTTTTTGCCACGAACTGCGACCGGAAAACATGAAAATCCTTCAGCCGCCCGACCGTGCCATTGATAAGCGCGTTGACGCCGGCTTCGCCGGCGGTGCGGTACTCGCTGAAGCGGACATTCTGCCGCAACGCGGAATAGCTGCTCGGATCGACCACCAGATACTTCGGTTGGCTCTGCGGCACCTTTGCCCCGAACAGAGTTGTTTCCGCCAGGTCGATCACACCCTCGGTCAACGCCACTCCGGCCGTTCCCAGGGTTGGGTTCGCCGAAAATCCCGCATAGAGACCCAACAGATCCGTTTCGATCTTCTCGGCGATCGCCACCACTGCTGGCTCCATGTAGATCCGCAGCAGATCGGGAACCGCCAGCACCTTTGTCACGTCCGGAATCTGAAAGGTCGCTTCCGCATGGGTATTCAGCACGATCTGGGCGTTGCCCAGGTTGGGATTCTGCGTGGTGACCGTGCCGCCTTCGGCAATGTTATTCGCCACCATGCTTGGGACGATGGGGATGTTGACGGTATCACCGGCCTGCCCCAGCACCGGTTCATAGTTCCGGTTGACCAGGTTGCCCATGATCAGATTCCCCATCAGCGCCGGTAGCGCATCCGCTGCCACCAGCTTCACAATCGCTTGCGCAATGTTCGCTGACGTAATAGCCGCCATGAATCTTCCTCCTTACTCTCTTCCTGTGAAATGGGGATCGGACAACCGTAGAGGCACGGCACGCCGTGCCCCGCCCCCTTGCTCATCCCTTCCTCTTCCAGTTACCTGTTGCCGTCTTTCCGTAGAGCCTTACCAATTGCTCGAACCGTTTCCGGCCAGGCGCGCCACCTCTCTCCACGCCTGTGCCAACTCTTCCTTGCTCATTCCTGGACGAATCCGATCCAGGTCGAACCCTGCGGACGATAGCTCCCCGCGGTCGGTGTCCCTTGCTCCCGAGCCTCCCGCGATCCGAGGCGGCAGAAACTCGGGATTCTCGGAGACAAACCTGCGCAGGTAGTCCCGGTAGTGCATGCGCTCGCCGCCCGCATCCGTATACAGGTCCCCGTCCTCACCTCGAAAGACATCGTCCTTGACGAGGCGGAAAGCGAGTTGTACTTTCTTGACTCCCAGTTCTTGCAGCGCGCTCTGAATCCGCGAAAAGCGGTCGGTTTGCTCGGACTGCTGCCGGCCGCGGTGGTTCTCCTCTGTCAGCTCTTGAACTCTCCGCTCCAGACTCTCCCGCCGGCGGCGTTCCTCGATCAGCTTCTCCCGTAATCCCGCGTCCGTATCTGCGGACCGCTCTACTTCTCTGGGTTCCAATGCTGTCCTGTCGGGTCCCATGATTCTCCGTTCGAAAAAAAGAAGGCGCCGTGCTAAGCTCCCTTGCTCAGAAAGCTCAGGCCGGCGCCGCCGGGATCGCCAAACTATTTTCTTCTAGTGCTGTTCGATCTCACGCACGACTTCGTTCTTCGTCTCCTGCGCCGCACCCTCCAGGTACTTCAACGCCACCCGCTTCTGCAGCTCCCTCTCAAAACGGGACGATTGAATACCCAGCTGGCGAAGCCCCATCGCATCGTTGATCTCGGCGGAAAAGTCTGGCATATCGAACTCGTCCATGCCCGCGATCTCGATTTCCACGTCATCCTGTCTGGCCGCCTGCACTAGCCCGAAGACACGGCCCAGGAACTCCTTCACCATCGCCCCGTAGGCCCGCAGCACCTCATGGGTCACCGCAAAATCTCGCTGTTTGCTGGCGCCCGACTGGCCCAGGTGTCGCGCTTCATGACCGCCCGCTTGCGTCATCAGATAACAAACGCGGTAGATCTCGTCCTTCAGCCGGTCCAGGTTCGCTGCCGCGACCTGAAAGACATGGCCTTCCGGTTCCGTCCATCCGAACTTGTCATTGGGCCCGAGCTGGATGTAGTAGGCCTCCCCGACAATCTGCTGCCACTCGCGCTCCGAGTAAATCACCGGCATCGCAAACAGGCCCATGTGCAGCGCCCATGAGAGCGCATTCGACTTGTTGAAGTGCTCCTGCTGCAAGAGTGCTGCTTTGTTTGCCAGCCACATCCCATCGCTCACGGCCATCTTCGCCAGAGGCACCCGGCCGGCCTCCGCCAGCCCATGCCGCCCCTCGTCAATCAGCACCGCATCCTCTCCGGCAGGCGTCGAAGGCGCCCCCTCGGCGCCCGCCGGCTCTCTCTTCTTGTGGGAGAAGATCCGAAAATTCGCGCGGTCGTAGACCGCCCAGCGCTGCTCCCGTACCAGGTCCGTCCGGTCAAAAGCTTCCTGGTACGTCCGGTCCGATTTCAGAACCACCCATTCAAACTCGCCCTTCTCATCCACCTTCCAGTTGATAAGCTGTTGCGGCGTGTACGGCACCAGATACGCCCGTGACTTACCCAGAGCTTCTTCTTCAGCCCGCGTTACCACAGGCTCTTTCACTCGGGGAAAGTCGACCAGCAGATAGCTTTCCCGAAAGACCAGCGCCCGGATGAACGCCTTGCGGGCGATTTCCATCAGGGAACTCCCGCGGCAGTCGCAGTTGCCGGCAAACTCTGTGTAGAACTGTTCGACCTGGGGAATCGGCGTGCGAAAACTGATGCCGGGCCTGCTGCGGAACAGCGTCGCCGCATACCAGTCGATACAGGATCCCAGGTAGTTTTCATAGAAGACCCGGCTGACCCTCTCGTTGTAAACGTCGTTCGGTTCTTTCTGCCTCCGCACGAGGTAGAGGCCGGCGTTGCGGCGCAGTTGCTCTCCGCCGGCATAAAAATCCCAATACCGCTGCCACATGTCGCGCCGGTCACGGTATTCCGGATGCTCCCGGTCTAGTAACTCAATCACGCCGTCCTCCGCCCTCTCTGTGGCGCACGCTCCACCTGCCTCGTGGCTCGCGCATTCTTGTGTGTCGTGACGGCAGTCCTGCCGCCATACCCGCCTCCCGAGACCCGCCCCCTACATCAACCTTCGCCCCTGTTCCCCAACCCGGCCCACCGGTCGAAACTCCTGCCAAACCAAGTATCCGAGTGCGTCGGACAAATGCGTCCTTCGTGGATCACTGTCCTTATCGATCTGCCCGCTGTCCGGCTTGTAACAGACTTGCTCGAAATCCTGGATCAGCTCACGGCACTTCCGATTGACAAACAGCCGCCGCTCTCCCAGCGCATTTCGCAAATGGGCATTGACCGCGTTCACCCGGTCGCGCACAGGGGGATTCGACGGCGCGGTGACCAGTTCTCCGCCCAGCGCCCGGTTTCGTGCTAGAAACTGCCGGATCATCTTGAAATCCGACGTTCCTGTCGCCGTCTGCGCGTGACTTCCGCTGGCGTCCCCGTAGACGCGCACGCCCCCGCGATGCTTACTGTACCGCTGCACGAACTCCTCCCAAACCTCCGGTGTCGACGATGTCCGCAGAACTATCTCGTCCAGCGCCAGAATCACATCGCCGTCCCTCTGGCAAATCACCGAGCACATCGGGTTGATATTGAAATCCCACGACCACAGCAACGGCTGATCCGCAGACACCTCGAAGTCACCCACGTTCTCGTGCCGGTCAAACGCGTAGTAAACCTGCCCCGCCTGCAGGTTCAGGTACTTGCCGAGCACCTCCTGCTGGTAGAAATTCTCGTCGTAGCTCGCCTTGAGCCGCTCGTAATAGTCAGGTGTCGCTTTCAAGAGGTGCCTGTTCTCGAACGGCGCAGCCTCGATCAGCGCATACCCACGCACGGGCTCCGAGCGGAAACGCCGGTACACCCAGTTGAATCCCTTCGGCGTGCAAACGCCGAACCCGCACAGTTGCGCGGCCTTCGGGTCGCGCAGACGCGCTTCCAGCCGTAGCCATGCTTCCTCCGGCGTGTACGTCAACTCGTCGATGCCGAACCACGCCAGGTTTGGTCCGCGCAGCCTTTCGTACTCATCGAGTGCCCGGAACAACACCTTCGAGCCGCCGTACTCCATCGTCAACGTGTTCGTCGACTTGTTAAGAACGAATGGCAACTCGCTTTCCTCGAGAATCTCGAGAAAGGTTGCCATCGTGGCGTCCCGCAACATCGGGAATGTTGGAGCGCCCAGCAGCCCCGTTCTTCCCGGGTTGACGTGCACCAGCCTGACCGCCTCCTGGCAAAGCGCCCTGGTTTTTCCTGAGCCGACTGGTCCGGAAAACACCTTGAACCGCGACTTACTGTTGTGAAATTTTCTCTGTGAAGGGAGTTTCTTGTAGCCTACTGGTCTGTCGGATCGTCGTCCGTCTCTTCCCATAAGACCCTGATCTCTTGCGGCATCTCGCCCTCGCCCAGAATGTCGCGGTCCAGTTTGAGTAGCTTCTCTAAAGCTCCGATCGTCGCGGGTGTCACGTCCTCCGATGAGTCCAGTTGTCGTTGGATCTTGCGCAGAGCTTTCTGCACAAGCTCCTTCCGCGAAACCTCCCCGCCTTCATCTCCTTCCGCCGCCTCGGTGGCGTCTCTGGTGATGACCTCACCTTCGGTCGTCGCCCTGTCCGTTTCTGTCTTCTTCACGGCCGGCTCTTCCGCGTTCGCCTCGTTCTTGCCTGTGGTCCTTGTCTTGCGTGCAGCTTCCTTGCTACTGCGGCTTTCCTCTTTCTTGCCCCGGGCCGCTCCCTTCCCTAGGTCCTTCTCGTCTCGGCGAGTTCGTACCTTGGAACCTTCGGAAGTGGTCAC